AGCGGCCGCCGGTGATCATGGCCGATTCCGCCGGCCCGGTGTTGTCCGTCGTCGACGAACTCACCACCGCCAAGATCGACGTGGTCCAGACCAGCACCAGGGACTTCACCGCGGCGTGCGCCGGGATGCTGGACGCCGTGGTGGACGGGACAGTGTGGCACCGCGGTGACCCGGCCCTGGAAGTCGCCGCGGCCGGCGCGAACCGGCGGGTGATCGGCGACGCCTGGGGATGGGGCCGGCGGACGTCCACCGCGGACATCAGCCCACTGACCGCCGGGTCGCTGGCCCTGTGGGCCGACCGGCACCGGCCGCCGGCCGCGGTCCGGCCGGTCGTCACCGCCGGCTAATGGTCGACCAGCGGCCGGACCACGGGCCCCGGTAGCGGCAGGCACAGCAGTACGTACAGGGCCGCGACGGGCACCCGTAGCGACCCGTTGAACGTGATCGTCGGGAGGTCACCGGCCGGGGCCCACCGGTACGCCGTCGCCCTGGACGTGCCGAGGAGCTGGCCGGCGACTTCCACGGACACCACCGGAACCGCGTACGGGTTCGGCAATCTCAGCACGTCGCCCACCATCTCACCCGGTCCCGACATTCCGGCCGACCCCGGCCCCGGTGTGCCAGGGTCGGCCCGTGCTCGGACTGATGAAGGCGGCCAGGATGGCGTCCAGCCTGCCCCGGCTGCAGCCACAGGTGCAGTCCTGGACGTCGTCGACGTTGGACGCTGTGGTGTGGGCCGACATCCTGGGCGCCGAGGTCCTGCCGGCGTCCAGGGCCGAGGCGATGGCGGTGCCGGCGGTGGCCAGGGCCCGGCACCTGACGGCCGGGACCGCGGCGTCGTTGCCGCTGCAGGTCCTGACCGGGTCGACCCCGGTGGCCCCGCTGCCGTACTGGTGTCAGGGCAGCGACGGGCAGCTCGGTGACCTGAGCACCGCCGAGGCTGACCGGTTCGGGATCGAGGCGCAAACCACCTGGCACCGGATGCTGAACACCGTTGATGATCACCTGTTCTACGGTGAATCGCTGTGGCTGATCACGTCGGTGGACCCCACGGACGGCCGGCCGGTCACGATGGTCCGGGTCCCGTGGGACGGGTGGGACCGGGTCTACGTCGAGGACCAGGCCCGGTACGCGTTCACCGACGCCGGTGGTGTGCCGATCGACCCGGCCAGGGTGGTCTACCTCCCGGGCCCGCATGAGGGTCTGCTGAACTTCGGTCAGCGCACGATCCGCGGTGCCACCGCGTTGGAGGCGTCCGCGGCGGACATCGCCCGCCGGCCGTTCCGGATCGAGCTGCACCAGACAACGGACGTCACCCTGACCGCCGCGGAACGCGCCGAGCTGATCGGGCAGACCCGACAAGCGTTGCAGGACAACAACGGAATCCTGTTCACGAACGCCGCGGTGCAGATCATCTCGCACCCGATCGACTCCGGCGACCTGCTGATCGAGGGCCGAAACGCGTCCGCGTTGGACGTCGCCCGGGATGTGTCGATGCCGGCCGCGATGCTGGACGCGACAAGCGTCGGCGCCTCGCTGGAATACGCCACCCTCAACGGCCGAAATCAGCAATGGCTGGACTACGGACTGGCCCTGTACCTGGACCCGATCTCGGCCCGCCTGTCGATGGACGACATCGTCACGCCGGGCCGGCGGTCCGCGTTTGACACGTCCACCCTGACCGCCCTGGACCGGCCGGCGGCCGGCGCCCCCACTGAGGACTGAACCTTGCGCCTGACCCTGATCACCCCCGTCCCTGCAGTCATCGCCGACCTGGGCGCCGACCGGACCATCAGCGGCCTGGCCCTGCCGTACGGCACCATCGGCCGGACCAACGCCGGCCCGGTCACCGTCCGGGCCGGCGTGATCGCGATCCCGGCCGACCTGCGCCGGGTCAAGCTCTTTAGTGAGCACGGCCGCACCCACCCGGTCGGGTTCGCCCTGACCGCGACGGAAACACCGGCCGGCCTGCAGATGTCGTTCCGGGCGGCCGCCACCCCGGACGGTGACACCGCACTGCTGGAAGCATCCGAAGGCGTCCGGGACGCCCTGTCCGTCGAGCTGGACAACGTGCAGCTGCAGGCCGGGCACGTCACCGCCGCTGACCTGATGGCCGTCGCGCTGACCAGCATCCCGGCATTCGCCGACGCACGGATCGTCGCGTCCGCATCCGACGACCCACCCCCGGCCCCGGCCGGGCCCGACCCCGCTGCAGTCGTCGACGACGTCGACGACGACGACGACGACGAAACAGAGGACCCCGACGTGACCGACCCCGACGCCACCACCGCACCGCCGGCCGCACCGCCGGCCACCACCGTCGTCGCCCGGGCGCCGGGCACCGGCAGCCGGCGCGGCACCCGGGCCCGGACCCGCGGCCTGTCCCTGGATGCAGCGATGCAACACGTCGCGCTGATGATCGGCGACACCACCGACGCGAACCGGATCAACGCGGCCCTGAGTGACATCGTGCCGGCCGCGGACACCTCCGACGGTGCGTTCATCAGGCCGCAGTGGGTTGACGAGCTGTGGACCCCTGTCAACACGAACCGGCCCTACGCCAATTCGGTGTCGTCCGGGGTGCTGACCGGAATGACCGTGAACGGGTGGAAATGGGGCACCCGCCCGGTCGTCGGCCCGTACGCCGGGAACAAGACCCCGATCCCGTCCGGGCCGGTGACGTTCGGCCCGGCCACCGCGTCCGCGGTCCGGCACGCCGGCGGCTGGGACGTGGACCGGATCTTCGTCGACCTGGGCGATTCCTCGCTGCTGACCGCGATCCTGACCGCGGCCGCGATGGACTACGCGATGAAACAGGAGGCGTCGATTTCCGACGCGATCCAGGCCGAGGGCACCCCGGTGGTCGCTGCCGGTTTCATCCCCGGCCTGCAGGCGATCGCCGCCGAGCTGTCGAAGATCGGCGCCCGGCCCTCATTCATCGGGGTCAGCGCCGACGTGTGGGGCGATTACACCGGGATGACGACCGCGGATGCACCCTGGTGGCTGGCATCGTCCAGTGCGTCGAGCGTGAACCTGACCGACGGGTCGGCCGCGGCCGCCGATCTGCGGATCTTCGTGGACCCGAACCTGGACCCGAACACCATCGTCGGTGGTGACAAGCGGGCCCTGACGTTCTACGAGCCACGCGGCAACCCGTTCCGGGTGCAGGCGGTGAACATCCCGAACGGTGGCATCGACATCGGGATCTTCGGTTACTCCGCGATCATGGTCAACGACGCCCGCGGCATCATCGTCGCCGACGTGACAACGATCCCGTAGCAATGGATTTCGCGCCGACCTGGCTGGACGTCGCCGACGTGAAGGAGCAACTCCGGATCGACGGCGCCGACACCACCGACGACGACCTGATCACCCGGTGCTCCGCCGCGGTGGAACCGCAGGTCCAGCGGGCCCGGCCGGACCTGATCATCCCGCCGGTGCCGGCCGGTCGGGACGCCCGCGGCCGGATCACCGCGGCCACCGCCGCGGCGTTCTCCCCGGACGCCGAGGTCTACCAGGCGGCCGTCATGCTCGCCGCCCGGCTGGTCCGGCGCCGGAACTCCCCGGCCGGTGTCGAATCCTTCGGTGACAGTGTGCTGTACGTGGCGCGGTTCGATCCCGAGATCGCCCGGGCCCTGCGGTCCGGGAACTGGGCCATGCCCGCGGTGGGCTGACGGTGGCCGCCCTGGGTATCGCCGCGGCGCAGTCGGCGATCGCCGACCGGCTGACCGCGGCCGGGCTGCGTGCGGTGACCGACGAACGCGACGTCAACCCACCGTGCGTGCTGGTCGGGCCGCCGGACATCACGTTCCGGTTCGGCCGGCCCGGGTGGGACGGTGAGTTCCGGCTGCTCGCGATCGTCGGCGACGCCGGCCGTAACACCGCCACCGACGCGCTGGACGACCTGGTGGGCGCCGTCCACGCAGCCACCGGCGGTGGGTTGCTGACCGGGACACCGGCGCAGTTCTCCGGGCTGGACGGCGCCCCGGCCCTCCCCGCCTACGAATTGACCCTGAACACCCACGCACGGAAGGCGACCTGATGACCGCACCCGCTGGACTCCCCACCGACGTCGGCACGCTCGGCCCCGGCACCCTGAAAATCGGGGAGACCGGCACCCTGATCGACGTCTCGTGTTACGTGAATAACGCCGCGATCGAGACCACCAAGAACGGTGGCGGTGACCCGGTGTTCAAGCTGTGCGGCAATTCCCGGCCGGCGTCGTTCACCTATTCGTTCCAGCTGACCGGGAACCTGGACACCGACCTGGGAAATGAATCGGGATTATTTGAACTCGCGTGGGCCAGCCCGGGGTTGACCGTCGATTTTGAGTTTATTCCGAACAGTGACCTGGGCCGGACGTTTACCGGGCAGGTGGTGTTGGATCCGTTCCGGGTCGGTGCCGACAATTACGGTGACCTGCTCACCAGTGATTTCGCGTTGGACTGCATCGGGCAGCCGGTGCTGGCCCCGGCGGTCCCGTAATGCCGGGGCAGCCGACCGTCCGGGTGAAAGGCGTCAAACAACTCGCGAAGGACCTGCGTGATTTCGAGGGCGGCGTCGCCGAGCTGAAGGACGCGAATCAGAAGGTCGGGAAGATCGTCGTCGCCGAGGCGCAACGCCGCGCCCCCCGGGTATCGGGCCGGCTGGCCAGGTCGACGAAGGCGACCAGGGCGCCGCACCGGGTGAAGATCACCGGCGGTGGCGCCCGGGTCCCGTACGCCGGCCCGATCCACTGGGGTTGGCCGGCCCGGAACATCAGGTCGCAGCCGTTCGTCACCGATGCCGCGTACGAGACGCAGCCGGAATGGCTGGACGAGTACCGGGCCGAGATCGCCCGCCTGGCAGACAAGGTGAAGGGCGGTACCGCGGATGGGTAAACGTGACGTCACGATCGGCGCCGCACAGTGGACGGTCCGGATGGTCAACGGCGACGAGTATCCCGACGTCCGAACCACTCTCGGCGACGTGATCGCGTTCGAGACGATGATCCGGACCCACAAACGGGGGTCGGTCAGTGATAACGCGATCGAGGGTCAGGCGTTCACGGTGTGGCGGGCCCTGCGGCGACTCGGGAAACTACCGGCGGACACCAAGTACGAGCTGTGGCGGGACTCCGTCGACGGCATCACCCGGCACGACGACATCCCGGCGGACCCTACCCAGCCGGGTCCAGGGCCCGGCTGATCGTGCAGCTGGCCATCGCCACGTCCATCGCGCCGTCCGTGTGGCTGGCCGAGGACGACGCGGTGATCTGGACAGCGGTCGACATCCTGGACGAACAGCACCGAAACCGGAAGGCGGGCAGGCGATCCGGTGGCCGGTAACCCCAAGATCCAGATCGACATCGTCGCCGACGGGTCCGACGCCCGGAAAGAGGTCGACAAGACCGCCGGCGCGTTCGACAAATTCGGGAAGGGCCTGGACAAATCAGCGGACTGGGCCGGCGGCGCCGGCCTCGCCCTGGTCGGGTTCGGTGCCATCGCGGTCGACGCCGCGAAGGACGCCGAGCTGGCCGCCACCAGCGTGGACCGGGCCTTCGGCACCGCGGCCGAGAAGGTCCACGCATTCGCCGATAACGCCGCGGCCAGTGTGGGTATCAGCTCGGCGGAGTACGAGTCCCTCGCGGCGACGTTCGGCACCGCGGTGCAGGGCATGGGGTTTTCCGCGGAGGAAGCGGCCGGTAAAACCGATGGCCTGCTGACCGCGGCCGGTGACCTGGCCCTGGCCGCCGGCACCGACGTCCCGACCGCGGCCGCGGCCCTGGGTGGCGCGCTGCGGGGCGAGTTCGATTCACTCGGTGAGTTCGGCGTCGCCGTCGACAACGCGACGGTAGCGGCCGGCCTGGCAGCGAAGGGCATCACCGACCCGGCCACCGGGCTGGCACCCGCGATCGGCAGCGCGCAGTACCAGCAGGAACTTTTGAATCAAGTGATGGGCCTGTCCGGGACCACCTACGCCGGGTACCGCGCCGAGACCGATACCACCACCGAACGCACCGACCTGATGACCGCGTCATTCGAGGACGCAAAGGCGGAACTCGGTGAGGCGCTGCTGCCGATGCTGACCACCGGTGCGGAGAAACTGACCGACGTGGCCGGCTGGATCAAAACCAATTCCGACGCCATCACCGCGTGGCTGCCCTGGTTGGCCGGCGCAGCCGGCGCGGTGTGGGCCCTGAATTACGCGCTGGCCGCTAATCCAATTGTTTTGTGGTCGACCGCGATCCTGGTCGCCGTGGGTGCGGCGATCTATTTCCGGCGGGAGATCGGTGATTTCCTGTACAACGCACTGACGAATCTCAACGACATTCTCGGTTCCAGCGACTGGTGGGGCACCCAATTTCAGGAAGCGCTCGGCGCCCTGGGATTATCCGCCGACGATTTCGCGACCACCATTGACAACATCAGTTCGGCGATGTCCGGGTTATGGGACTGGTTCAGCCGGAATTGGACGTTTACCCTGCCGGTGATCTTC